TCGCTGCCGCCTCCAACGTCACTGAACCCCTGGGCAAAGCCGGCAACGCCGGCCGCATCGGCGCTGGCAAAACCCTTTCTGCTGGCTACGCCGCTGCCACCAACCAGGCCAAGGGCGACGAGCTCGTCGATGCGATCTTTGCTGCGCGCGTCAACTTCGACCAGAAGGACGTGCCCGTCGACGGGATGTATGCAGTGTTCTCCCCCGAGGAGTACTACTACATCACCCAGAGCTCGAGAGCGATCAATGCCGATTTCAACGGCGGCGGTGGCGGCAACGGCACCATCGCCAGCGGCAAGACCCTGCAGGTGGCCGGCATCCCCATCATGATGTCCAACCACATCACGCAGGCGGCGTACACCAACGTCACTGGCGACAAGAACAGCGACTATGCGCAGAACCTGTCCAAGTGCCGCGGCCTGATCTTCAACAAGGAAGCCGCCGGTGTAGTGACTCTGATGAGCCCCTCGCTGCAGATCACCAGCGGCGACTGGAATGTCCAGATGCAGGCAACCCTCATGGTGGCCCGCCAAGCCATCGGCATGGGCGTCTTGCGCGCTGAGGCCGCTTACAAGATCGTGGTTCCCTAGGATCTCGACTGAATGTGCAACGGGGGCCGGCGCCAGCTGGCCCCTTTTTTGTGCGCCTCGTACGATTAGGGCTGCAGCCCCGTAGAGAAAATGGGCACCGCCAACCAGTCGCAGACGCCAGGGCGGACCACTCTGCTGGAGGCAGTGAATGTCTTGCTTGAGAACATCGGCGAGTCGCCGGTGGAAACGCTCGAGAACGAACAGGTGGCAGAGGCGCGGATCGCTGAACGCACCTTGCTGGAGTTTCACAAGGAGGGGCAGAGCCGCGGATGGGCCTGGAACAGCGAGGCCGCCTACCCCTTCACCAAGGATCTGACGACCAACACGATTACGGTCCCGGCCAGCGTGGTGCGCTGGTCCCCTGATCCATACCAGTGGGCTGGCCGCTTCCAGCTGCGAGGTCAGAAGGTTTACGACCGCGAGAAGCGCAGTTCAGTCCTGGCCAGCGACATCGCAGAGGTCAAGGCTGACGTGGTGTTCCTGCTGCCCTGGGACGACTGCCCGGAGCCATTCAACCGCTGGATCACGGTGCGCTCGGCCCGGGTGTTCAGCGATCGCGTGCTGAGCTCCGACGCCCTGTTCAAGTTCACCTCTGTCGACGAGCAAGCGGCCCTGAACGAGCTGTTGCGAATGGAGGCCGAGAACGAGCACTACAACCTGCTAACCGACGGCCACGGCCTGCGGCCCTTCCCGACCTACAGCCCTGGCTACGGCCTGCTGCGTGGCCCAGGGGGAGGGTATCTCGTTGGCTGAGCTTTTCTCCTACACGGTCCCCAACCTCTTTCAAGGCATCAGCCAGCAGCCTGATGCGCAGCGCGATCCAACGCAGGGCGAGGTGCAGATCAACGGCTACTCCTCGATCTCGGAGGGGCTGCGAAAGCGAGAGCCCACCCAGTCGCTGGCCAAGATCAGTAGCACGGACTTAGGGGACGTCTTCGTTCACTCGGTGCTGCGGGACAGCAACGAGAAGTACCTGGTGGTGATCAGTAAAGCCGCTATCCGGGTGTTCGATCTGGTGGGCGCCGAGTACACGGTGACAGCTGCGGCCGGAGCCTATGCGTACCTGGCGTCAGTGGTGAACGCCAAGAGCGATATCCGCGCGGTGTCGATTGGCGACTACACGTTCATCTCCAACGTCAAAGCGTTGCCCGACATGGACGGCACGCTGCTGGCGCCGCAGACCGCCAGGCCTGCCACGCATGAAGCGCTGGTGTGGGTGAAGGCCGCCAACTACGGGCAGAAATACACCGTCACCCTGAACGGCACAACGGTCGACGTGACCACTGCAACGGCGGCCGTGATCGTGGCTGGCTCCACCGTGACCGAGGTGAAGATCAGCGCCGCCGAAATCGCCGAGAACATCAAGACCGGCCTGTCGGGGGTGAGCGGCGTAACGATCGACCGCTCCGGTTCTGTGCTGCACCTCAAGAGCAGCAGCGCAATGACAATCAAGGCTACGGACGCCCGGGCCAACGCCGACATCACGGCGATCACCAACAGCGTCCAGGCCTTCACCGAGCTGCCGACCATCGCGCCTGAGGGGTATCAGGTTGAGGTGACCGGAGACCCTGGCAATAAGTGGGACGGCTACTTCGTCGAGTTCAAGCCCCGCGCCGGCCAGGGCACCTTTGGCGAGGGCGCCTGGAACGAGACCGTGGCACCCGGCGCGGAGTACCGCATCAAGGCCGGCACCATGCCGCATGTCCTGGTGCGCAAGCCCGATGGCACCTTCCACTTCGGGTCAATGGATGGCTCGACGATCGCCACTGGCGTGGCGCTGCGGAAGTGGGGCGACCGCACCTGCGGCGACTACAACACGGCCCCGGATCCCAGTTTTATCGGCAAGGGCATCCAAGACATCTTCGTCTTCAAAAACCGGCTGGGGATCCTGGCGGATGAGGCCGTGGTGCTCAGCCGGCCCGGGGAGTTCTTCGACTTTTTCCCGGAGACGGTGACCACAACGCTGGCCAGCGATCCGATCGACATCAGGGCCAGCGGCACCCGGGTGAGCGTGCTCCGGTATGCGGTGCCCTTCCAGGACGAGCTCATCCTGTTCTCTGACCAGACGCAGTTCCGACTGTCCAGCAATGACACGTCACTGACGTCGGCCACGGCGCAGCTGACAACCCTCACCCAATTTGAGATCGACACGCGCTGCCGCCCGATTCAGATCGGCAACGGCATCGTGTTCGCCCAGGTGGCTGGCGACTGGACCAAGTTCCGCGAGTTCAGCATCCGCGGCAACGGCACGTCGATCACGGCCGATGCGGTCGAGCTCACCCAGCAGGTGTCGGCCTATGTGCCCGGCGGGGTCTTTCGCGTCACGGCCGACGACACCAGCAACAGCTGGTACGCGATCAGCGATCGCAGCGGCTACCTCAATCGGATCTACGCGCAGAAGTTTTTCCTGCGAACAACCAGCTCAGGCATCGAGCGCATCCAGAACAGCTGGAGTCATTGGACGCTCAACGGCGCAGACAAGATCCTTCAGGTGCTGGCGATCCAGGAGGTGCTTTACCTGCTGGTTCAGTACGGCACGGAGGTATGGCTCGAGCGCCTACCGATCGCGGATCAGACCGCGGAGAGCGCCACGAAGCCGACGCCGCTGCTGCTGGATCGCTGGGTGTCCACCACTGCGGACACTCCTGCGGCGATTCGCGTGGCAGCCGGTTCCTACAACGCCACCACGGGCATCACGACCTGGACCCTGCCCTACGCGATCAAGGCCACGACTCAGGCATGGAGCGGATTCTCAAGCGCTAACGGCGGCGTGCTGCTTGGCCAGGCCGTCTCCGGCACGTCGATTACGGCGCGCGGCGACTGGAGCGCCAAGGACGTCTTCTTTGGCGAGGCCTATGACTTCCACTACCGCTTCACGCGATTCAAGGCTCTGCGAGAGATCGGCGGCGGAAAGACCGCTGCCAACAGCCTGAGGACGCAGGTGCGCAAGGCGCTGATTCGTTATCACGAGACGGGCTACTTCGAGGCCCATGTGATGGCCGAGCGCCGCAGCACTGCCGTCTACAAGTACAGCGGGATCCTGCTTGGCAGCAGAAACAGCGTCGTGGGCGAAGACGCCTGGAACTACGACGCGGCAGTGGAGAACAGGCGTTACCAGGAAGGGGTGTTCACCATCCCGGTTCTTTCTAAGGGGGAGAACGCGGTGGTCGAGCTTCACAACGCTTCGGCCCTGCCCTGCAAGTTCAGCACTTGCGAATGGGTGGGACTCATTACCGGCAAGGCCAAGTCAATGCAATGAGATTCACCAACCCCGACATCGATCAACTGAGCGAGATGGCGAGCCTCTTGCGCGCCACCGATCGCCGCGAGGCGCAAGCCAGCCATGGCCTTGGGGCCAGGGAGGCAGTACTGCAGAGCTGGAGCGCCAGCACGGTGCGCTTCGGAATTGAAGGTGATGACGGCCAGCTGGTGGGCGCCTGCGGCGTTTGCCCTGACGCCGGCGCCGGTCAGATCTGGATGCTGGGCACCGATCAGCTGCTGACCACCAAGAGTCACCGGATCCAGCTGGTGCGCCACGGCCGGGAATGGGTGGATTCACTGCTCGATGACTGGCGGTTGCTGCACAACTACGTGTTTGCAGCCAACACGGAGTCGGTGGCGTGGCTGCGGTTTATGGACTTCACGGTCTACCCAGCTGAACCGCATGGGCCCTACGCCCAGCTGTTCCGTTATTTCTTCAGGGAGGCGGGCTGATGGATCCGGTAACACTGTTTTCACTCGGCATGGGGGCGCTGAACACCGGCATGGGGATTGCCGGTGCTTCTGCACAGAACGCCGCCGCACAGCAGCAATACAAAGACGCGCTGAAGTTCCAGAAGGTCAGCGACAAGTACGCGCGCTGGTCTTCCAAGATCAATGCCCGCATCGCCAACACCCAGGGCAAGTACCGCTACTGGGCCGAGACGGTCAACTACAACCAGAACCTCAGCTACGTCAATCAGCTGCGGAACTATGAGCTGACCAAGGCCTACGAGCAGGCCGTGGTGGTGCGACGCACGCGCACGTCGGCAATGTCCGACTTCGCGCTGCAGGCCCAGGCGCTGAGCGAGGGCATCCGCGAGCAGGCATCGCAGGACGCGGTCTCCGCCTATCAATACGCCCACCAGGCGATGAAGGCCCAGGCCCAGGTGGTGGCTGCCGGGATGGAGGGCGCCAGTGTTGACCGACTGGTCAATGACTACGACCGGCAGCTTGGCGACTTCCGCGCGCTGCAGCAGATCAACCAGAACTTCCGCGAGCGCCAGTACACGCGCGAGCAGGCGGGCCTGGTGGCCGGCTACCTGAGCAAATACAACAGCCAGCAGTTCTACAAGCCGCAGCCTTACCAGGATCCGATCCGGCCGTTCGCGCCGCTGCCAACGCTGGTGATGCCGCAGCCGCCGTCGATGACCGGGGCTGGCCCCAGTCAGATGGCGGCCGGCCTTGGCGTCGGCAATGCCGTGATGGGCGGCATCAACACGGGCCTCAGCGTTTGGCAGGGCCTGCAGCAGTTCACCAGCAGCGGGAAGCCGGGAGGCTCTTTCGGTGTTGGAGGAGTACCCGACCTGCCGGGCTTGTCCGGCGCTGGAGCACTAGGAGGCTGACGACCCATGGCACGTGAACAACTCCCTCTCGGACAGATCCAACCCACCGCACGGCCTGTCTCGAGCTTTGTGCAGCCAGGGCTGATTCAGGCGGCCAGGCCCGCGCAGGCCCAAATGATGCAGCTGAACAGCGATCGGATCGGGCTGGTGCAGACCGCTGCCCGCCCGAACGTCGGCGGCTTTGATCAGGGCGAGCAACTGGCCCGCGCCCTGGCGCCCTTCAGCCAGAACCTGACGCGGCTGATGAATTACGGCGCTCAGCTGTATGCGTCCAATGAATACAGGCAAGGCCAAAACGAAGCGTTAAAGGCCTACAGCCAGGCCAACAGTCAACTGATGGTCTCGGCGGACGAATACGCCGCTGAGAACCGCGACCTGGCACGGCAAGACCCGATGGCTGGCCTGCTGATGGACCGGGCTAACCCGTTCCGCACCGCCGGTCGCCAGAACCAGCTCAGCCAGCTGGCGGCGCAGGAGATGCCGATGATCATGCGGCGGGAGTTCAATCAGCGCCGCGCGGATCTGGCCTTGCTGGACCCGACCGATCCACAAATCAACGCGGTAAAGGCCGGGGCAATCGCTCAGGTGACGCAGAAGTTCGGGCTTGATCAGTTCACGCCTGGCTTCATGGATTACGTCCTGCCTCGCATGAACCGCGAGTGGGACAAGATCACCCAGGACCAGATCGACGATCACAACAACTACCTGGATGAGACGGTGCCGCGGATTGCGGCGGCCACCATCTACGGCCGGGTGAAGCAGGCCATGGCCAACGGCGTGCCGCTGAGCACGATCGTGGCCAACGAAACCAGCTACCTCGATGGCGAGGCCCGCCGCTTCGGCATCCCGGGCAAGGGCCAGGAGATGAAAGAGAGGGCGATCAAGAACGCCATTTCCATGGCCATCGATCCCCAGACAGGCGTGATCGACAAAGAGGCGCGGGCCGTGATCGGCGCGATCCTCGTCGGCCCGCCGGACTCCAACGGCTACCGCCCCACGGCCCAGCAGATGTATGCGCTGGAGATCCTCGAGGCGACAGATAAGACCGATCAGATGCGATTCAGGGCCATGAAGGCCGAACAGGAAGCGGTCGGCCAGCAGTACGCCGACGCCGTGGCCCAGGCGACGCTTGGCCTGCCAGATGGCCCCGAGAAGGCCCAGGCGTTGAACGCGCTTCGGCAGGAGTTCCAAGGCCTGCCGCTGTCAGAGAAGCTCAAGATCGAGCAGAGCACCACCAACGTCACCGAGGCGATCACAAGCCGCGGCTTCCGCGATGACGCTGCCGAGCTCTTCCTCCAGACAGCTGAGGCTGCATACGGCAAGGACTGGGATCCCAAGCTCTACGACCAGCTGTTTGAAGCTGAGCTACGCAACATCGACCCCTCCAAGCACGGCGAGTTCCGCTCTCGCTACATGGAGATGCGCCGGCGCAAGGAGACCCAGAAGGCGTCGATGCCCGAGGGCATGATCTCGGGCTCCATCACCCGGCAGATCAAGGCCAACATTGAAGCCGCGTACCCAGATCCGGTGACGGCTGCGATCCGCGGGGCCCGCAACATCGAAGAGATGATGGCGGTGGGCGACGCCAATGCCGCTGCTTCTGTGGCGAAGCAGCAGGCCGCGTTCCGCCAAGCGATCTACACCGCAATCGACGCCAAGCGCGCCCAGCTGGACCGCGACCTGACGCCCGCCGAAGCGCAGCAGGTGATCGACAGCACCCTCGTTGGCTTCGAGAAGAACGCTCCGCAGACGTGGAAGACGCTGTTCCCGGGTGCCAACGACCAACCCAGTGCCGTGCCCTACGGAACGACCCGGCCGGCCGCTGAACAGCAGGCGCCCAAGCCGCCACCAGGCCGCCGAGCTCAGGCCACTCCGACCTTTGCGGTGGCCCAGTTGGACACCATGCCCAACCGCGAGCAGCGGCTGCAGAACTACCGCGGCGAGGCCGTGCTCAGCGCCAGCGAGGTCGCCCGCTTGCTTCCGATGGCGCTCAACGGCCAGGGGATGCCGGCCCCGCTCTCGCGCGCGGCGAAAGCGGCTGGCACCAGCCCGCAGCAGTTCCTGCTTCAGCAGGCCGAGTTCTACCCCAATGACATCAAGTTGAGCCCAGCTCAGCGCGCGACGCTTGGCCGCAGTGGCCAGCAGTCCAGGGCCACGCAGAGCTATTCCCAGCAGGTAGCCGCCAGTTACCGGGCATCTGGGTCGCCCCTGGCTGCCGCTGGCCGCTGGGTGGTCGATGCGCTCACTGGCACGGCTCCTGCCTATGCGGGCTCGATGCAGGGCTTCTCCGCTGGGCGCTCCACGGTCGCTAGGGCGTCAGGCCCCGTGGACATCAACCGTCTTCGCCAAGCAATCATCGGCAAGGAGAGCGGCGGCAACTTCAGCGCAGTCAACCCCGACTCCGGCGCGCTTGGCCTGGGGCAGGTGATGCCAGAGAACGTGGGGCCGTGGACGCAGCGGCACTACGGCAAGCGCCTGACACCCAGGCAATTCCTGGCCAACAAAGAAGCCCAGCTATCCGTTGTGAATGGCCAGATCAACGAGATCCTTCAGCAGCAACTGAAGGCCGGATACGGCATGGAGACCGCCATCCGCCGGACCGCGTCTATTTGGTACAGCGGCCAGGGCGATCTCTACAACAACACCCGACCTCAGTATTCCAACGGTCGACGTTATCCATCGATCTCTGAATACACCGTCGACATTCTCAACCGCTACCTGGGGAGGAACTGACCCATGCCCATCGAGTACATCACCGATCCCCGCACTGGGAAAGTCGTCCCCAAGGGCGCGCTGGGCTTCGGTCAGCCGGTTGCGCCCGAGCGCCCGCCTGCCCCCAGGCCAAAACCAAAGCCCAAGCCAAAGGCCACCCCTTGGTGGGGCGTTGGCCCGGGCGGATTTTCGCTGAACAAGCTGGCCAACGACCTGCGCTACGAAGCCCGGCAGCTTGTCACTGATCCGCTCAAAAGCGTGGAGCGAGCCTCGAGGGCCACGATGCGCGGCACGGTGGCCGGCATCGCCTTCTCGCAGGGGACCGTTGGCGGAACTCAGGCCACGGCCAATGCCGTGCGCGCCGGCATCGAATGGAAGCAGCGAGCACAAGGCCGCAAGCAGACCGACTACACCACCAGTCCCACAGGCCGCGCTGTCGACCGGGTGGTCGATCACGTCTACCGCACGGCTGGCGAGACCCCGCCATCACAGATGACGGCCGACCAGAAAGGGGTCGACGACATGCGCAGCGCCCTGGTGCTTGGCGTCGCCGGTGGCGTGGGTCTGTAGCTCGGCCTGAAGGCATTGAGTGGTGTGCGCTTTGTCGGCCCGGCAGCGCAGACCCTGGCCAATGCCATGGACCCGACCAAGGCCCAGACGCTCTCTGGAGGCCTAGCCCGTATTGCGTTTGACGCCGCAGCCAGCGAAGCCGTTACCGCCCCTCTCGACTACACGGCCACCGGCGGCAGCGCTGCCGGCCTGGTGGACATGGTGCTCGGCACCAAGATTGACCCGGTCAAGCCCGGCATGGCGTTCCCTGACGCAGCCGGCGCGGCCTTCATTCCCAACGTGGCGTTCGGTAGCGGCCTGGGCGCGATGTTCATGGGCATCAACCGCGCTCGCCGCGGGCAGCGCGTGGTGCAGCAGACCGTGGCGCAACCCCGGGCCGAACTGGAAACCGCGGGCCTCACGCAGGCTGACCCCGAAACAGGCGCCGCCGCCTTCACTGAGGACGGAATCGCCGGCACGAGCCTGCGCGAGGCCAACGCCGCCCTGGAAGAGAAATACGGGATCAAGACGCCGGAGCCCGAGGCGGAACCGGCGGCTGCACCTGAGGTGCCCAGCCAGGCGATGGAGCCTGGTGGTGCCGTCATGGATGGCGAGCTGCCGACCGCTGATCCGGCCTTAGACCCATGGGCCATCGACTACGACCCGGAGCTACCCGAGGCCGATGTGGCGCTGAGCCAGATCAAGAACGCCTCCGACGCCGAGCTGCTTGATGCCGTGCGCAGCGGCGGCCCGGTGCTGAACACGCTCGACGAGCAGATGGCCATGCGCCAGCCGCTTGAGCCCGACCCAGCCCTCAGCGCTGAGCTCAACGCGGCACCAACCGATCGCCTGGCCGCTCCGATCACGCCCTTCGCGCAGCAGTGGCAGCGCATTGGACAGAAGGATCCGCAGCAGCTGCTGAACGTTCTCCACCCGGAAGTGAACCCAGTACTGGCTGAGCGCGCCCAGGCGATGTTCGGCAAACAGTGGGAGGAGCTCACCCCCGCCGATGCGGTCGACACCCTGCAGGCCGCGGCCAACGAGGGCGTCACGATCATCCCCAACCGACTGCTGCCTGGTCAGCAGATTGTGAGCACTGGCGACCTCAAGGTCGACCCAGAGCGCTTCCAGTACAAAGGCGGCACTGACGCCAGGGGTGTGCAGCGTGGCTCCTCCCTCGAGGGCGTCGACCGCTGGAACACCGACATGGAAGGCGTGGTCGAGGTCTGGCAAGACCCGGCCGACGGCAACTACTACGTGGTCAACGGCCACAACCGCTTCGCCAAGGCCAAGGAGCTCGGTATCCCCACCCTTGCGGTCAAGGAGCTGATTGCCGAGTCGCCAGAACAGGCAAAGACCGCAGGAGCGCTGAGCAATATCGCCAGCGGCGGCGGCCGCCCGATTGACGCGGCCTGGTTCATGAAGGGCGCAGGCGTCACTGACCCCGCCCAGCTCGAGGCCATGGGCGTGCCTCTATCCCCGGATTCAGGTCACGGTCTGTCCGGCTTCCAGCTGAGCCAGCTGCCTGACAACATCCTGCGGGCTGTCGAAAGCGGCCAGATCAAGGAGCGGATGGGTCGAATCATCGGCGGCAGCGGAGCGAGCGAAGAGTCGATGCGCGGCGCGTATCGCTACCTGGTGGAGAACCAGGGCGTCACCGAAGGCCGCCTGCGGAACATGCTCGAGATGAGCCGGCAGATGACGGGCGAGGCCCAGGCCGGCGGCATTGGCGAGCAGACCGACCTGCTGTCTGGCACCGACTGGGATCAGACTTTCAACAAGCAGATGATCGCCGTCGCCGATCTGGCCGATGAGGTCGGATCGCTGCTGAAGCGCGAGAAGCGGCTGTTCACCATGGCCGACGCCAACAGCGCAGCGCTGGAGGCCAAGGGCAGCCGTATCAACAAGGCCAGCGCCCAGGCCGTTGCCGATGCCAACGCCCGGGCGATCGAGTTCTTCCAGCGCACCTGGATGGAAACCGGCCCGATCCGCGATCTGCTCAACGAGGGCGGCGCACGGGTGGCAGCCGGCGAGAACAAAGGCGCCGTGGCCAAGCAGATCAAGAACCGCCTAGTGGGCCAGCTGGGCGATCTGATGGGCGAAGAAGCCGTGGTTCGCGCCGACGTGGTGCAGGAAGACCTGCTGGCCCAGGCCCCGCAGCAACTGGACGAACTGCTGCCCGATGACCGCCAGGCGATGGAGATGCTCGCCATTCAGCGCGCCATCCAGAACGGCGAGGTGCGGCCACCGGAGACGCCGATCCCCGAGCTGCCCATCGACTCGGGCGTTGACCTGATGAAGGTGCAGCGCGATCTGGCCGAGAACACCATCAGCGACGACGTGGTGCAGGCCATGGCCGACGAGCTGGACCTGCGCGCCGCTCAGAAGGCTATCGACGACGCCATGGCCCAGGAGGCCGAGAAGGCCGCCCGTGAAGCCGAGGGCTACGACCTGCTCACCTTTGACGAGAAGAAGGCGGCGGGAGCGGTGGACGGTTTCGCGGATCCGCCTCCGGGCTCAGCCGCTGCAAGAAGGCGAGCAGAGGAAATTGCCGCACTCGAGAGCCAGATCCGCGACACCGAGCAGTCGCGCATCCCCGCGGCCGAGGCGAGCGGCCGAGCTGAGTTCGCTGCCGACCTGCGGGCTCATGCGGCCAAGCTCCGCAAGCAGCTTGAGGGAATGACTGGGCGCGGCCTCACCGCCCCCGCCGGCTTCAGCTTCCCTGCGGATCTGTCGAAATCGGCGCCCCGCTACGGCATGGCCCAGCTGGCGTTTGATTCGGACCTGGACCGCGCGGCGTACATGCTGCGCGACGTCAGCAAGAAATCCAAGGGCGAGGACCGCCTGGTCGCTGCGCTTAAGGAGGCGGGCTACAGCGTTCAAGCGATCCGCACGCACGGAGCCAAGGTCAATAGGGCGATCAAGGACCTGGCGAGTGAGCAGACCGGCTCCGCCGCCGCGCCGCAGAAGGGCATGAAGCTGCAGGTGCCGGACCAGGCGATGGATCTCGGCGAACTGGACTCCATGAGCGGATGGGATCTCCTCGACACCTCGCTGCCCGGACTGTCCCCAGAGGCCTCCGCGCTGCGGCGTGAGCAGCTCACGCAGATCGTCCGCGAGGTGGCGGGCGACGACGTCGCAATTCGCCTTCAGGACGAATACGAGATCGTCACACTCAAATCCGCCTGGGGTGGCGACGGCAAAAAGAAAGGGATGCGCAAGGGCTTCTACCGACTGACCGAAGACCTAATTCAGGTCAACGGAGTCACTCGGGCGGCATCCGATGCCGAGATCATGCCAACCGCTTATCACGAGGCGTTCCATCGGCTGCAGTATCTGTCGATTGGCCCCGAAGAGGCCAAGGTTCTCGACAACGCCTGGGCCCGCGCAAAGGTGGCCATTGGCTCCAACCACGTCACCGGCGCGAAGTCCGGCGCCCCGATTGCTTACGCTGAATCACAGGCAGTCGCCTTTCAGCGGTATGCGTGGGCGCGACGGAACGGACAGGACCCAGTCCGCGCAATGCTCGGCGGATACGAGCTTGACGCGGACGGCCCCACGAAAGCAGTCGCCACGGTCATCTCTGCCTTCGACCGCATTTTTGACGTTTTTGAGAAGCTTTATAACCTGGTTGCAAACGGCACGTTTGATTCCACGCGGGGCATCTTCGAAAGAGCACGAAGTGGAGCTCTAGGCGCCGAACAGTTTGCGTTCGAACAGCCAGGCGCAGGCTTTGAGCGGATGGAATCCAGTCCCGGCGAGCTCGGCTGGAGGCGTGCAAGTTGGGACGGGCGACCAGTGGGGGCTGGCGGCAGCACGATGTCGTCGATGCTCAGCGAGGGGCGCCTTGTCGATGAGCTGAACCAGGCGCTTGGCGACGCGGACCCCAAGACAGGATTCCCTCGCGGCTTGTCACGAGCAGCTGTCAGAGAGGCAATCGAAGGCCGACCTGGGAAGGCGCTGGCGGAGGGCGCCCAACTTGCCGAGGCCAGGCTGACCGACCTCAATAACCGCATCGAAGCGGTGAAACAACGCGCCGCCATGGAGGGCTGCTGATCATGTCCAACTGCGAAGACGCTTTTCAAGAGATTCAGCGCCTGCAGCAGCAGAAGCGCCAAATCGAAGATCGACTCAACCGCATCAAGGCCAGCGGCTACACGACTGACGGCGAGGCGACCATTCCCGACAACGTGCTCGAGGGCGAGCTTCGTCGACAGGCCGACCTGCTCGACAACGACCAGTTCAACGCCTACATCGAGCAAGCACTTGAGGCCACGCCACGGGTCAACATCGGCGAAGGCCAGCCCATCAACTTCAAGCAGCTGCTGGCCAACTACGACATCGAGACGGCGGAGGATTACGCAAAGGTTGCCCAGCTACTGACCATCAGCAACCGCCGGCTCAACCCGCAGGACTACGCCTTCATCACCGAGAAGCTCGGCCAGGAGCGCATTGCCCAGCTGGTGGTCGACTCTTACCGCGACTTGAACCTGGACGTGAACCGGGTGATGGCGCTGATGGCCAACGACGCAGCAGCGTTCAATGCCATCCCCGAGCGGATGATTCGCCTGCGGGTAGCCAAGGAGGGCTACCGCGAGTCCTACCTCGACAAGCTCGACGAGATCAGCACTGCCATCCGTGGCGGCCAAGTGCCCGACGAGCTGAAGGGCTCAGCCTTCAAGGCGTGGAAGCTGGCCCTGGTTTCCGAGCGGCACTACAGCCTTGCTGGCCGCCGAACCGGCCAGGCGCTCTATGCCCGCCGCGGAGCGATCGACAACCCCGGCCTGATGGACACCGACCTGGCGGAGGAGTTGGCCGATGGCCGCCTGTTCCAGCCAGATCAGCAAGAGCTCGAGGCAGGCCTAACAATGACCGCCGAGGAGCTGGTCAGAGACGATCACTTCGCCCGGGTGGTGGAGGCGATCGACGACGCCAAGGTCAACCCAGAGAAAGCGGCCGAAGCCGTTGAGCAGCTCAAGCTGATCACCCAGCTCGATGGCGTCGACCCCAAGAGCCGCCTAGGCGACAAGGAGTGGTTCAACCTCCTGATGCGCCGCGGTAATGCACTGGCCAAGGACAGCCAGCTGCTCAACACCATGACGCAGTTCAAGACGAACGCGGGCAGCAACATGGCGATGATGTTCCTGGGGCCCCTGCGCCAGGCGTTTGAGAACACTGGCCTGCTGACACCATTCGGGACCAAGACCACCAGGGCCGACCTGGTGGATGGCTTTGGAGTGGCGTGGGACAGCGTCAAGTTCGGGATGGACATGACTCGTGCGTCCGCGCGCGAGCTGTTCCTTGATGCGTTCAATCAGGGCAAGGCGCCGTTCGGCGGCAACGCCGACACCTATGGCCGGCAGATCAGCGACAACGCGCAGCGCAAGGCCGAAATCCAGCAGCTGCTCGACATGCCGTATCGCACCGGCAAGGACTCAGGGCCCTTGTCGATTCCCGAGAACGTCGGCATCTTCCGCAACAAGCTCCAAGCCGGCTGGCGCATTTGGCTGGAGAGCATGGGCGTGGAGAACACGACCATGGGCTTCCGCATGATGGGCGGGGTCGACAACGTCTCCGGCTACTTCTTCCACACGTTCAAGATCAAGAACGACCTCGAGGTCAGGGCCAGGCGCGACGGAGCTCAGCTCGGACTGATGACTCAGCGGGACCGCGACGAGTGGGTGATGGGCGAGCTGCGCAAGGCCTTCTACCAGCAAGCCCCAACCGAGGAGAACATCAAGAGCTATCGGCGTGAATACGCCCTTGGCACCGATGTCACCGACCAGGAGATCGCCGAGCGAATCCTCAATGAAAAGCTGGGCGAGACCTACGGCACGCCGACATTCGACACGCCCGAGTCGCAGGTGGCCGAAGGGTTCTCGCAAGAAATGCGGATGCAGAACCGCCCAGAAGACGGCGTCACCGGCTCTGTCTACGAGGGGCTGCAAAAGCTCCGCAAGCAGTGGTTCTTCGACCTGGCCTTCCCCTATGTGCAGTCCCCCTTCATGGGCACGCTGCTGGACTTCGGCCTGGCCAGTGACTGGCTCACTGTGCCGATCAATGCGGCCTTCGGGAAGAGCGCGACCCCAGAGCAGGTGGCCAGGGCCAAGGCCTCCTGGGCCGTCTCTTCGATGCTGCTGGCCGGCTTCGGCGCTTTGGATGCGGCCGGGCTGATCATCGGCAACGGCCCAATCGACCCGCGCGAGCGCGAAGAGTGGCTCACTCGACTTAAGGCCCAGGGGCAGAACCCCAACACGGTCGCGGGCATCCCCTTCCTGGGAGGCATCCCGATCCTGAACACCCTCTTCTTGTGGAAGGACGTCAAGGAAACCTTTGTGACGGGGGCCTATTCCAAGTACGACCAGTACAACGCCCTGGGCGGCGTGATGCAGGTGCTCACCGGCCATCTGATGCGCCAGACCGCGCTCGGCCAGGTGAACCAGCTGATGGAGCTGTTCATGGAACCAAGCAAGTCGCCCACCAGGGTGCTCGGCTACCTGGGTTCGGGCCAGCTCCCTGGCATCGGCGCCGTCCGCGATGTTGAGCGCTTCACCGGCATGAGCGGCCGCAGCTTCTTCACCAGCACCGCGCCCAGCGCCAACGAGAGGTTCCTGGGGGCAGGAGAAGAACCCCTCGAGAAGATCGAGCGACAGTTGCGTGAGCTGGCCTACGGCACTCTGGGCCTCACCGGCCTGCTCGGTGGCGCCTACAAGGAGAAGGACTGGCTGGGCAGCAACCTGCAACTGGCCTGGGGGCAGCGACTGGTCGACGCGGTCAAGGATCGCTTCTTCCCGCAGGTATGGCCCGAGGCCGACGCCAAGCTCTACGCGGAGCTCGACGCCCAGAACCAGCTCAAGCCGCCCAGCGCCCTCATGACGGGGACCCTCGAGGGCGTCGCCATGAGCGACGAGCTGAAGAAGGAATACAACGACACCTATGCCGCTGCAGTCGGAGAGATGTCGCCCACGGCTCGACTAATGATTGCCGGCGTCGTACCCAAGGTCACCTTCACGTTGCGCTATCCGGTCGATCTACCAAGCGGAATGACGGTCGAGAGCAACAAGCCGATCAGCTTTCCTGTCTCTCAATTCCTCGAGCGCCACATCAAAGGCAAGACCGTTAGAGAGGCATTGCGGTCACTGATCAATGATCCGGTGTACCTCGCCATGGAGGGCAACCCGCAAACCACTGCAGACCTGAAGAAGAGAGACATGCCGCCTGCCGAGCGCAGGGGACAGGCTGCGCAGATCCTGATCAATGCCACCAAGCGCTACTACGAACTGATCACGAGGGATGCCCTGAACGCCAGCGAGAGCCCAGCTGCTGCTGAGTGGCGAGAGCGACGCAACACAATGCGAAGCAACCGCTTGCAACAGGAGACGGAAGGGCTACGTCGCTTTGCCGAGGCCCTCAATGGCGCCACAATGACTACAACCCCGTAGTCATGCCGTGCCTGCGACCCCGTTCTCGTATCGCCAGTACCCGGGCAACGGGGCGACTGTTGATTTCAGCGTCCCGTTCCCGTACCTGCTGAAGGCGCACGTCAAGGTCTACCTCGGATTCAACATCCTTGATGGCACCTTCACCAGTGAGCTGGCGGATGGCGTTGGCTTCAACTGGACCAGCGGCACCCAGATCCAGACCGTTGCGGCACCCGCCAGCGGGCAGACGCTGACCGTCATCCGCCAGACGCCGAACACCACGCGCCTGGTGGACTGGCAGGACGGCAGCAACCTGATCTCCGACGACCTGGACATCGCTGACCTGCAGAACCTGTACGTGGTGCAGGAAC